ACTTCCTGATGATGGGACGTTATTTCGCCCGTTTCGACGAGTCTCCTACAAAGAAACTGCGCATCGGCAATAACTTCGTAAAAGAATACTGGGGTGAAGGTTCAAACCGTGCCCAAAACTGGCAACGTTACGATATGGGGGGCACAGCTTCACTGAAGTTTGAAGAAGGAGTAGACAGCTACGTGCCTTATGCCGGAAAAATGAAAGACAACCTCAATCTGACATTAGGTAAAATCAAAGCTACTATGTGTAGCTGCGGAGCCATCACAATTCCTGATTTACAGAAAAATGCCAAGATCACACTGGTATCTTCAACAAGTATCGTAGAAGGTGGTGCACACGATGTAATCCTGAAAGAACAGAATTAATCATTTCTGATATAGTGAATATCCCCCAATTGCAAAACTCACAAATATTTTTTTGCGATTGGGGGATTTTTATTCATCTATATAATACCTGACGTCTCTGCTTTCCATTCACCCGGTATGATAAATGCAGGAAATGCTTCTTTCGGTAGAGAATAGCCTGGTCGAAGGGCAGGCCGCTCTTTTTAAGAGTATCCAACAGGAAATAAATATCAGGGACATAACAATCTGCCGCCTCCCCTTTCACATGCTGGCTGGAACGGACACCACCCGCCAGGCGATTTACTTCCGGACTATGATAACCGCTGGTGACTACAATCGGTTTGTTGTAAGCAATACGGAGCGGCTGGAGAAGGCATTTTACCAATTCACAAAGGGCACAACGGGCAGAAGTTTTGTGCATACTGTGCGGATGGATTTATGAAATCATACGGATGATTTTTTTAACAATCTCCCTAAAAGGATGAAAAGTAGAAATCAGACTAAAAATAAGAACTAAAAGAAAGCCTTTTTGATGCTGGTTCACAAAATATAATGCGAATCAAAACAACATCATAACGGATAAAATACAAGCGCTTTGTATTCATTTATCTTCACGAGATTCTGGTATTTTGAAAACAGAAGTGAATATTCCTGTAAAAAAGCATAGAAAACAGGGATAAAATAACATTCTGTCAAAATGATATGACTAAAAATCAAATATTTGAATATCTTTGAGCATACATAACAGACAAAGAAGATCCAGAGTAGTAAGTATATGAATAAAAGAAAGAAAAAAAGAAACGGCATCTTGCGTGCTATTATTGTCTTTTACGATAAACATAACAAATGGCCTGTGCCTACGGCGAAAGAGGCAAAAGAACGAAGTTTGGGCCAATGGATTAGCAGATGCAGATTCCTTAAAAATCATTCTCCGGAAAAACTTATAGGAAAACAGATTAGATTAATCGACAGAATCGACGCAGACAAGATCCGGAAAAAGACGGAACAGTGGCAGAATAATTATAATAACCTGAAAATCTTTTTGGAAAAAGAACAGCGCTGGCCTTCCAGCAGTGCTTCAGACCCGTTAGAGATCAAATTGTCCAATTGGTGTGCAACCCAAAAAATCACCCGAAAAAACACACCTAAGACCAAACAGAATAAAGAACGCATCAAATTGCTGGATGACATAGGATTCAACTGGTATACGTACAACAAAAGGAGAAGCTGGAAGGAATCGTTCAATCTGGTCAGGGATTACTACAACAACACCGGCCGGTGGCCTGCCCACACCAGAGACCAGGAGGAATCACGACTGGCTAAATGGTGCAGCAAAATGAGAGCTTACAAAAACGGCAAGGATACAAGCGTCACGCTAACCCCCAGGCAGATCAAAAAGCTGACCGACCTGGGTTTTGACTGGTCCGACAGCCAGTCAAGTAACGGACGTTCGCCGGAACGGCTCGAAAAGATATGGATCGAAAGATACCATGAGTTCAGCGAATTCATAACAAACGAAAAGCGGTACCCTCGCTCAAGGACTGGGACCGAGAGTGAAAAAGAAGAATCCCTTTACTCCTGGTGGATGCGAATGGGCTATCTGAGAAGAAGAGGTAAACTCAGCAGCGAACGCATCCAACTACTGGATCGCATCGGCTTCAGATGGGGAAAAGAAAATAAATAAGGAGAAAGAAAAAAAGGTTTGAAATTGAATTTCAAACCTTTTTTGTTGTTCTACCAGAACATACGACTTCTTCAACTCTATTTCTCTCTATATGAATATCTCCGAAAAATCAACATTCAATCAAAACTCGCCAACTATATCACCGGAACGATTCAACACCAAACTGAAACCAAAATCTCCCCTATTCTGTCCCCGAATGAAAAGCCCGGCAGACTAAATACAAATGTGTAATCAAAAGCGTATTTGAACCTGACTAAATACCTTAGAAAAAAGGCCTCCAACCCGTGGAAGCCCTTCCGTCTTAAAGACTTTGATTGATTGATTTTGATATTTCCGAAAGTTTTAGACCTATATTCTTTAAAGAATTGGCTAAAATCGTCAGTTCCTGTTCTGTAAAAGCAGCCGGCTTACCATTTACTAACGTTCCATTAATACGCTGGTAAAGCCAACTTCTATCCTTATTAAAATATTGTTTTGCAATATACGATAAAGAAACGACATCTTGCGCTTCCCTGACTATTTTTTTTATATCAATATCGGATCTCTTCCGACGCATACGCATCTGTTCCCGAAGATATAGCCCAGCCTCCCTACGTTCTTCCGAAGTTGTAGCCAACTCCCTTACTTCGTTAAACAGTTTGTCAAATTCAACCGTACCTGATTCCGTACGTAATAGATGCATGCTTTTTATCATTCCATCTATTCTATTTCTCAAATCTTCGGTCATAGCTTTATTATAAATGTTCAACAAAACTCAAAGAGCACAGAGATGTGAATATTGACGGATGTTAAAGGTAACCCCCGAAGGGGTCACCTAAAACTTTCATTCTTTGTTTAGTTCCTCCGCCAGTACAACTACTGTTGAATAAACTTCTTCAAAGAATTCCGATTCTGAAAACCACCCATCTTCAATGAGTTCCTTTTCATTTCGGAAGAGGAATCTTAAATAATCAAGCATTTCCTCTCGGCCTTTGAAACCTTCCATCAAATCAATCATCTCTGTCTCTTCAAGACAATGCAAATATAATCACCATTTGATTATTAAGCAAATATTCAACAAGTTATTCTATATATTTAACAAAAAAAGTCGATAAAACAACTTATCGACTTTAATATTCGAATAATATAAAAGACTAATCAAAAAGATACTATATCTGCAATTTCTTGAAGACGACGATTATGAGAGTCTCGGCTAGACTGATTCAACTCCCCAAAGAACTTATCTATTTCAGCAAAATCAGACTCATCACTAGTCTTATAAAACTGTAAATCATTCAAATCATATAAATAATTCACCCTTCTCTCATTCATTTCTCGTAACTGTTCCAAGAGTTTCAACCTAGAATACTCGTCAAATGTAAATATTCGAATCTTTTTCTTTTTAACATCATTAGTCCCATTTAATCCAGATTGCTGTTTAAAAAAATCCGAGAAATAATGATAATCAGTACTTCCCAAAGAATGACCAAAAAATACGACTTCATCAGCATTATCCAATATAGTTCTTACATTACAAGACCTATAATGTGGACTATGAGATTTTATCATATAGTAGTAGGAATTTAAAATATCAACATTATCTTCAAATCCTAAAATGATAGAATGATCTATTAATCTCCCATGAACTTGTTTGCAGACTATTTTATCCCTCACACCTAAAATAGATATTATACGTTCTAAATCAGTATAATTAAAATCTAAAACCTGGAAATATCCATTTTTTATGACATTAACCAATAGACGAGCTGCTATCGATTCTTTTTTTATTTTAGAATAATCAATACTTTCTAAGTATAAACAAAGAGCATCAGCTAACTGATTAAAAGCCACCTCGTTTTTTTTCATTTTACTAGTCTCACGACCATACCGTTTAGCAAAACTTTTCAATTCTTCTTCAATGTCAATCCATTTTTTCTCTTTATAGTTTGTATATAATTGTTCTATCAATTCAGATGTATGCCTTAGCTTTTCAAAATATTCACTTTCAACAAACGAAGAATAACTAGTGTGTAGCCCTAAATCTAAATCAAACCCATTCCCTATTATTAATACTCTATTATCCATAAATATCTGATTTTATTAAAAACGAACACAAATGTATACAACATATTAATACCTAGGTTCAATAATAGATATATAATTTCAAGTTCATTATAGTCTTACAATTAAAACCGCTCTACCAATCCCTGGCAAAGCGGTCTACATTACTAACTAAACTATTACTATGAGAAAAAATGCTATTTAAGATTCCTTGTCATCCATAAGCCCAAACAGCCGAATAAAATAACAATCAACCCAGATACCCAATTCGGTAAAACAGACCTTCGATCAATCAGCACATCATCCGCAACAACCTCTTTTATACTTTCATCTTTTACCTGGATAGATGTATCAGTTTCCTGCCTATCACAATTCTTTTCTGTTGTCACCGATCGTTTTTGTTCGGAATGGATATCCATCTGGGTAGTCTTTACAATATGCTGGTTACCGATACTGTCCGGTTTGGATAACTCTGTTATAGTTATGATACCGGTTCCTTTATACTCCAGTAATTCCGTAATTGTCCGCTGAACAGATTCCGTAAGATGTGTACTATCCTTTTGACTGCTGACAACCGTACTAACCGTTTCCGATCTATAATTTTGCTTTTTTGTTCCGCACCCAAATAGGAGAAACAGACACCAGAGTAATACAAGGCCTTTCATAGCTTTACATTTACGTTGGGAAGGAACGATGTAAATTCACTCTGTACATTAAAGCAAGGACAAGCCTTTAACCATTCAAAAGGTTCAATCACACCATTACCATTTAGATCAGGTGAATAATCTCGATGACCTTTTACTTCTACAACAGCCGGATATTTCCGACACAACTCATTCACCAATTCACGGATGGCAGCCTTTTGCGCTTCGGTACGGGTATCTTTGGGATTTCCGGAACCATCTAGCCCACCGACATAACAAATGCCTATACTGTCCGCATTGTGCCCAGAAACGTGCGCCCCGGCTTTTTCTACTGGTCGCCCTTTATGAACTGATCCATCAGCATAAACTACGTAATGATAGCCGATACCGTTCCATCCGCGTGCCCGATGTATCTTATCAATATCAGCAACGGTAAGAGACTGTCCTTCACGCGATGCAGTACAATGTATTATGATTTTATTTATCTGTCTCATTATTATTTCCTTCTATTTTTAAATCCAATTTTCTACGTGGAGGAATCCTCCGGCTACACTCACTATCCGGACGATCACACCTGCTCCATTCCGCTTCTTTGTGTAGCAATTCCAGTTCATGGTATTTATGTATCCAATTCAATTTATCAGCCTGTTCTTTACGTAACTCTATATAAAGGGCATCTATCTTTAAATCACGTTGGGTTACACGATCTTCCAACCAAGTTACCTGGTTCTTCTCGTTATCGATCTCTAACGCATCAGCTGCTGCATCCTCCTTTCGAGCATCAGTATGCCGATTCACCCATGCCCGAACAGCCCATTTCACTCCCTCTATACCGCCCATAGTTCCGACGATGGTCAGTATATCTCCCAATTCTATATTCATGCTATTTAATCTCCAATTTTAGAAATTACGGGCCCACGAACCGGAGTAATGCTACCTTTTCCCCACTTAGGGAACTTATCTGAATTATGCTTGATATACCGGAGACAGTCATTCATCAATTCTTCAGCAATAGAAAAAGCATCTTTATATTCTTCTTGTTTCTCTTTTAACTCCGCATGTGAACTATATTCAGACTGATTCTGCATCAATCCCACCCGTGACAGATTCCTGTCTCCATGTTTCACCAAACGAGCATAAACGAAATATTTCAGTGCTTTTTCAAGACCTGAAAATATAAATTCGTCATCCTCTTTTTTATAGATACCACCATGAAGCAAATTATCATAGGCTTCATTGACCGGTGAGCCTTCTTCACGGTTGACATACCGGAGTAAATCAATAAAAAGGTTATCGCCTAAAGCATTTTTGATATCCTGCTGCTGGGATTCATCAATGTACACAAGTATTTTTTCAACATCTACATGCGTCGACATGGGGCGAACGGTAGTTTTTACACTATCTACGTCCGTTAATTGCTTATTAAACAGATTGGACTTCATAACTTAAAGGAATTAATGAATAGTCGTTTGTTTGATTAACCGGATATGCAAAATGTGAGAACACTGATCGGAAACTTTGTTCCATCAGGACACGCTCGTCGATCGTCATAGCATTATAAAAGTTAAAGGCATCATTAATAATGTCGTTTGAAAACCCCAGTGCACCGGAACGAATGCGGTAAAATACCTCCTGATTGAACGCTGCATGTATTTCCTCCGCTACAGCATCCTTTGTTACAGTAAAGTCTTTATCGAAGTTCTTGGTTGGGAACTCGACAAATTGAGGAACATCGTCTCCATCTTCACGCCCTACACCTAAAATTTTACATGCTTCGGAATCACCTTGAAAATCTTTAAATTTCGCTGCATCAAAACCATTCTGATATTCTGTCCCTTCAACCCAATTTCCATCTTTATCTTCTACCATGACTTTCTGTCCTTTGGGATAAACGAACATACCCATCGGCAAAAAATTACTTCGGACATTACGATAACGAACATTTGCCAAACCTTCATCGGTGCTTATATCAGTAATGGCACTGTCGTAAATGGTAGATGGATAGACCATGAACCCATCTTTTGACACATATAACGTCTGACCTTTATAGGCTTCAATACCTCCTGCTGCTACAATCTGAGATAGTACAACGTCGGGATTAGGATTAAACACATCTGTATAGGCAATGGTGCTTTTACTGGGTTTCTTGATCTTTTTCCTACCCTTCGAACAGATCCAATCTGGGTGTATGGCGATTTCTGCTATATATCCAGCATCGTCTTCAATGCCCAGTCGGCAATCTTCAAAAGGAATATGCTCGACGCTAGTGATCTCACATAAAAGATTGTAATTTATGTGCAAAGCAAATCCACCAAATTTTGCCAAATCATCAGAACAGAGCCTTAGCAAAGTATCACATGTCTGGCCTTTCATATTGACAATAGACTTGTAAAATAAGGAATCTTTGAAACCTGCACCTCTAATAAATTTTGCATACCGACCAACACAACTTTTCGCATTACTGGAAGCACCCAACAACTGCAATATCATCTGAGGATAGTTATTCCCCTTTCCATAACTTTGTATATCCAGGTTGGTTACATCTGCTACAGGAATACGTATTTTCGGTATTTTTACTTCATCAATTGTCATATTTCACAAGTCTATTGTATCAATTAATCCACTTCCGTCTGATCCGGATTTTCTCCGTTCTCCAATGCACCATCTTTACCCGGATCATCTGTTTTCTTCTCACTTTCTGCCTTCAATTGTTCAGATGCCTCTTTCAGTAAAGAATCAATATACTTTTTCGTAACCTTTACATCACCAACCTTATCAAAGGTCACAAAATGCTCCTTTACAGCTCTTTTTGTCAGACCTTCAATAAGCATTCTTTTCATATCGGCGATAGCATCCAATTCGGCAGGAGTTAATTCAACAGGAATATGTTCTTTCCCTGACAACTTATCCAAATATTCTGCAACATCATCCTTCCATCCATCAGGCAGACGTTCAAAATACTTACTGTTTTTTTCATCCAAAGACAAAAATTCGATCGCTAACTCATCCGTACAATTCTGGTACACGATCATACGACTGGAACCAAAGCCAAGAGGCATACACACACCTCGGGCAATCTGATATCTTTTTTCTTTCATACGTTCCTCAAATAATATTCGATTAGTTTTATAAAGGTTGACGAGTTCCATCAACGCATCAAAATAACAGTTCCTACAAGTGTAGAATATTTTGCGACATAGAGCTTTAGAAGCCAAAGAAACGAGCGTATCCCGTTCTTGCGGTGTTTCTTTCCGAAGACGAAAACGCTCGATCACTTCATTTGTCAATAGTTCATCCACTCTCATACCTATACAGTATTAAGCTGCTGCAGTTAAGCTATCAAACAAAGCCTTTGTCGTTTCATAATCCGTTTTATGCAGGAACAAACCGGATTTCGGAGCACGTTCTTCTGTCAACACAGCTTTCCAACCGCCTTCGGTTTCCTCACTGTATTTGTCATTCTCCAATGTCGTTGCAGTCATACCCTGATAAAAACCGGAAACCTGGAATGCAGCATCTTTCGTTGTACCCTTATGTTTGTTTTCATAAACGACTACAAACGTCCCATTTGCCAAACCATCAATAATGCTTTCGCAAGTCTCGGGCCCATTGTCCAGGATCACAATTGCAAACTCATTATTGAATGTATTAACATAAGTTCCAACATTCAGACTTGTCTTAGTCCCGGTAAAGGGTGTTTTACCCGGTACGAAACATTTATATCCTTTCTTTCCTGTCTTCAAAACAAGAGCCTCAAGAACATTGCTTTTTCCTGTAGCAAACACGCTTTTTGCAAAATCAATATCTGAACGATTTATGATTACTGCATTAGCTTCCAAACCACGAGTAACTGGTGTATCACAGTTAGTATCAATATCTTTTTTAATTAAACTTTCGCAATCTGCCATATCTATGAGTATTTGATGGGGTACAAAATACCATACCCCGGATTATTAATAAGCAGCATGAATCAGTTCGTCCTCTTTGATAAGAGTACCGATCTTACCCGTTGAATAGATATAGTTCATACGTTCTTTACGTTCGAACCACACATCAAGTTCTGAAATAGCAGAACTACCCGGATAGCCCATGAGCAACTGACTGGGTGAAGTATATACAGCACGATGCGGTAAATTCAACTTTGTATCATTATCCTGATATTTTTTTGTGAATCGGTCAAACAAAGAGATAGAATAAACTTTCACACCATCCCACTCAGAGACTTTTAGACCATCAAACAGAACCTGCCACGGCATAATCGTATTATAGGTTTGTTTTGCATCCCAGGCTAAAGCATCAGCCAAAGATTTCGTACAGAAAATAGCCGATCCGTCCATTGCCTCAATGCGTCCATCTGCATCCATTCGGATTTTTTCAAACAAAGATGTTGCAACACCTTTTGTCAATAATCCTGATTTCTGGGTTACATAAGATGCAGTGTCATTCGCTGAGATTTCTGTATATTGATTAGAGTTACCGGCAGCAATAGCAAAAATACGCTTCCAAAAACCGTCGGCCATCGTAAACAAAGTTGGATCGACACCTGATGTCAATACACCTCCATCAGCGTTATTTTTCGCGTCTTTATCACCATACCAGGCAATACGCCACATCATTTTCCGCATAGCATCTTCCAGTTTGGGTAATACAATGTAATCCATGTACTCCGTAGATGTCAGATCACCGATTTCAGTACCTGCTTTCAAACAGTATTCAGCGATAGATCCTTCTAAATCCTCATAACATAGACTTAAAGGTATTTGCCAATCACCAAGTTCCCATTGTTTTTCAGCAGCTGGGATACCTACAGATTTATAGGTAGGATTACATCCTGAACCTTCATTACCTACATCTTCCATTTCACCAATGAAACCCAGACGTTGGCCATGTACCACTCCCCCCATAGAGGTGAGAACCTGTTCCAGAATCTCATCCTGAAATACAGTCATGTTTAACAAATCACGCAGACTCTTTATAGCATGATTTGTAGGAGTTAATTTCGTAAAATCTAACTTAGGCATACAAACATTTTTTATTTGTTAAACTTCTTTTTATGGGCTTCGCGTTTTTCGGCCAGCTTTTTATCGATCAGAGAAACCGGATCACTGTTTCCACCCTGTCCACCTTGATTGCCTTGGAAACCTCGCGCATCAGGAACATAGCTACTTGCAATTTTCTTCAAGCCTTCCAAACCTCCCATAGTTTTGACCTTATTCAAAATTACAAGTTCGTCCTGGCTTTTAGCCTGAGCACGCAAAGACGTTAGTTCAGCTTCCAATTCCACTATTCGCGCATTGGCAGCATCCAATTCGTCATTATTATTTTCCTCTTCCGGATCGCGGATTTCAGCTATTACTCCACCTTCTACGACGATTGTACTTCCATCCGGCATAAGATGTTCTCCGTCCGGGGATGCTGTATCACCGACCTGTGGTTCCCCATCTTCACGTTCTACTGTTAAAGTGCTTCCGTCGGCAGTTGACAGATCAAGAGCGACCTTTTTAAATGCTGCTTCCGCATCTTCAATTTTTGCATAGCCTAACTTTGCAAGCATTTTAGCAAATAGACTCTGACTAACTTCTACATTTTCTCCTGTTTTTGCCATATTATTTATATTTGAGTGATCTTTTTTTGAAGCAGATAGAGGAAGGAGGATAGTTGAAACAAAGCCCAATTCTTTTGCCTGATCCATATCTACATATCTATCTTCTTCCATCAAAGATTGAAGTTGTTCCCTGTCCGCTCCTGTCCTTTCTACATACAAATCCAAAAACTTTTCATTTTCACGATCCAAATCATCCGCCATTTGACGAAGATCATTCGACCTCATCGTACAGCCTTTATTTGCAAGAACAAGGGGTTTATGAATACATAACTTTGAATTAGTATATCCTGATCGTCTTTCTTTTGATGCAGCAAGCAATAAGATGGAGGCCATCGATGCACATTTTCCTTCGATAACCGCAGAAATATCCTTCCCTGTGGCACGAAGTTTATCATAAATACTCCATCCCTCAGAAATATTGCCGCCTTCACAATTAAGACGAATCTCTATTTCATTATCATCTTTTGGAATTGAGTCAATAAAAGCATCAACAGTTGAAAAAGACGTTCCATCTATCCCGGTCCACATTAACCGGACAACTCTTGTTTCTTCATCTACTATATCGCTGTGAATCTTTAATACCGCCATATTTAAAATATCTTTTTGTGCAAATTTATATCATATTGTATATTTAAGAAGGAAATAAAATGAAAAAGCACTGCACATATTTTGCAGTAATAAAAAAAGCCGTACCGATAAACGATACAGCCTATGAAATAAATAATACAGAGATTAAACAGAACGTTCCATCTTAGAAATGACCTGATACACTTTTCGTTCACTCATACTATACTGATCGGAGAGGAAAGAAACAATATAAGCCTTTTTCAATCCATCCCTTTTTAGCCGGACATACTCATTATATAGATCGACATGTAAAAAATCAGATGTATTCAAACCAGCAGAATAGAGCTTTTCTAATAACTCCTTATTAAAGGCTAATATTTCATGAACTTTCATATAGTCGAATTATTTTGGATCATTTTTACTCTGTCCTGTACTTCTGTAAACTCAACAACACTAACAATAGGAGCTGGCATTTCCTTTAATGCTTCAACGAAAACAGCTTTCAGTTCGGCAGTATCGAACCCACCACTGGAACCCGGCAGGAATATTGGAACATTAGAGAATGGAATACCACCGCCGGCAACATTAACTGCACTGGCAATAGAACGCAGTAAGGGGTTAGACATTGAGTGTTTATTTATAATACCTTCCCCTCCTTCAGCTTCGATCAGAACTCCACCTGAAGCATGCGAAGGACCTGTGATTTCACCACCATCGGCATATTTCGGGTTCTTCTCTTTGCTTACCAATTGTTTTGCTTTTACGATATTTGCCATAATGGCTGCAATAGTTGTAGCAATTGCAGGAATATTAGCAGGGAAGCCAACTGCTTGAGCAGAGGCTACCCCCTTTGCCAATGCTTCTGCCGTACTCAAACCTATATTGAATAATGCTACTGTTTTAGCAAAAGCGGCCAAATTTTCATTATCTTCAGCAAAAGTATCAATCATTGAGGAAAAAGCATCAGTAACAGTTGTTGCAGCTTCTATCTGCATAAGTACAAATTCATTTTCCGCATTAACCTGAGCCTGCTTTGCTTCTGTTATCCTCTTCTGACTTTGTAGTACAGCATTCGTATATTCGATATCCAATTCATACAATGCAGCTTTGGTTGCGGCATCCATATTTACTAATAAGTCATAGTCAGCTTGGGCTTGTTGCACTTTTAAGTCATATTCTTGCAATGTTCCCTCTCGGAGCTGCAAAATTTTATTTTCCCATTCTAAGCGGATATATTCAGATTGTTTATCGAACTGCTCTTTCCGGAATGCTTCGTTTTCATCTGCAACCAGTTTGTTGTATGCGGCATTTATATCAGCTTCCGATTGCCGGAGTTCTTCAGCCAGTTGTAAATTAGCGGCAAGTTCAGCTTGGCGATTATGTTCGATCAGGGAAAGCCGGAGATTATGTTCCTGTGATGTTCCTTCTTTGACAGAGTCAAGTTGTAACTGGATACGTTCAGTTTCTTTTTTTATCTGAGTCTGGATAGACTCATCAGATAATTTCTTCAAATCTGCATCACGCTTCTGTTCGGCCAGAATTATAGAATCATTCAACGCTTTCTTTGCTGCATCAGTTAAATTCTTTTCAGTACTGAGCTTGCGTTTCAAATCTTCGATCTGTCGATCATACTGAACATTTACCGTTTGTCTCTGTTTTTCTATCCCTTCTTTAACTAAAGATAAAGCTGCATCTTCAGCCTGACGGCTCAACTCTAATTCTTTAGCCTGCTGTTGCTTTTTTATCTCCAGGGCCTTTTTTGAACTCTCTTTTGTTATGGAATTTGTCTTATTCTGAAGTTCAATTTGTTTCGTATAACTATCACGTTGTTTGTCTACTACATTTTGAAACAAATCTGAAAACTCTCTCAAATCAGATATTGTACTCTCGGAAAGACCAAGTTTAGATATAGCATCATCGGCTTTCATAGACCCACTAGAAACAGCATCTAACATATCCCGAACTTCCTGAGTGACTTCTTTCTGACCTAACAAATTAGCCAACTTCTTTTCCCCGAGTTCAATCTGTTGCTTCATATCGGCTTGTTCTATTTCGCTAGCCTGTTTTGCTGCTGCAATACGTTCTTTGGTCGATTTTGTTGTATCATCGGAAATCATTTTTAGCCGTTCAATCTCTTTCCGCCCAGCTGCACGCTGCATATTCAACATTACTTCCTGCTTTTCCAGCTGCTGACTGATATCGTTCAACTCATAAGCTAGTTTTATTTCACGCTGTAATTCATCACCAATCCCGGCAAAGGTCGCTTTCATATCTTGAGCTGCCCCTTTAAAGTCACCAGAGAATACTTTAACCAATGTACCTCCAAATTTAGCAACCCGATCAATTATAACATTAATAGCTGCTCCCAATCCGGCCATGACATTACTCAGTAACTCAGTTCCCTTCTGTGTTTTTGTCAAATAAGCGACAAGAGAACCCAGCGCGACAACGATCGCACCGATACCGGTACTGATAAGGGCAATCTTCAAAATTTTCAGTCCCGTAGAAAGCAGATTTGAAGATATGGCAGCCGCTTTTTGGGCTCCGGACATTTGAGTTGTAGCAGCAGAGTTCAATTTGTAATCAGCGGTAAGAGTTTTGATTTCTAACTGAACTTTTTTGTACAAAGCAAGGAATGGAGACATTACTTCGCGAAGAGTACCCTGAATCTTAGAGAATATCCCAGTTTGATTAACAGCCGATTTTATAGCTTCTTCGTATCCTCCTACTGAACGACGATAATCACCCAACTTTTGTTCAGACGTTTTAATTTCCTCGTTGAGAGACTTTATTTTCTTCTGCAAATCACGTCCTTTCGCTGATTCTCTTTCGATTTGACTAAGATTTACATATACCTTATTCAGCCGGGAAAGTTCAGCACGCATAGATTGCAAACTGCCTTCCTGGTCTTTTATTGCTTTATTATTATTACGTATTTCTTTTGTCCAAACAACATTCTCAGTCCGGAGTCTTTTTATTTCAATAGCATAAGCTTCATATTCATCCTTACCATCTTTTGTTGTTTTGTTCAACAATGCTTGTTCTTCACGTAACTCTACAATACGTTTTTTGTTTTCTTGTATATGTTTCGATGCTGCATCATTTTTAATAACTACTTCTAATATTACTTGTTCTTTATTATCCGCCATACCTCTAATTTTTTATATTTGATACTCCTACTAATTAGATCCTATAATTAGACTTTATTCAAAGGATTTTACATAATATCGGATTATTATTATACCCTGATACCCTCTTCCGGGACGAGAAAACTGGCCGCTAGAGACTCCCATGCCACCGCCACCGGACCCATAGAATGTAGCATTCCCGCCATTGCCCTCAATACTGCCATCACCTCCGCCGGTTTTTTTGCCTGAATATACCTGCAATTCACCATTAGAATATCTTACAAAACCACCGGTTGCCGCATATCTTACAGTACCAGTCAAATCCGGGTCTATATGAGATAAGTCTCCAAAAGGACAAAGTGTACCATCTTTGGTGTAAGGATAATCACCACTGCTGTTTTCTCTTCCCGCTTCTCCTCCTGCTACAGTATATTCTCCAAAAGTTGTTGGGTTTCCTTTTACACCACTATACGATAAAGCAGTCCAATCCCCAACTGATAATTCAAATATTTGATTTTTTGTGAAAGAAATATCTTCTACATATAATACTTCTCCACCTCCGCCACCACTGACCCAGTATCCATTAGTGTTTACAGAGTTTGAACCGTCACCACCACCTCCGCCACCTACTATAAAGATGTCTATTTTTTTTGTATTGTCAGGCACAGTCCAAGAGGTTCGAGATGTATCTTCGATTATCTCAAATTTTTCCACAAGAGGAATTTCACTTTCTTTCATCTTACGAATAACCTTCAATATAACAACTCCTTGATAACCATTTCCTGCTTTTCTTATTGTGGTGCTAAAAGTTCTATAAATAGTTCCACCCCCTCCGGCTGAACCGTAAAAAGAAGCATTATCTGCAGCAGTAGAGCGATTGGCTCCTTTTCCTGCGCCAGTATTCCCTCCTACATTAGCCGTAGTAGTAGTACTCCCATCCCCTCCATTTGCACCAAATAAATCAGTAGATGTGATAGATTCCGATTCTATATCACCAAATGGACAAGCTGTTCCATCACTCCCGATTGATGGCGATGAATTTGTTCCGGCAGTTCCACCATTTCCACCCAAAGCAATAAGATTCCCAAAAGAAGTATCACCTCCTTTGTTTCCCGCATTATTGGCTGTTGTTGCAGCACTCCCACCTTGTCCGATCACAACATTTATTTCTTCTCCTTTAATGAATGGCATGTTTTCCTGATATACAACTGCACCACCTTCCCCAGCATATCCAGCTGTATAGGAACCATAAGATGTGGATGCTACTGGCAGACCACCTCCACCACCAGCACCAACCAGAAAGACATCGAGTTTTACCGTATTGGCAGGTACTATGTAAGTTCCTGATGATTTGATTACCACCAACTGGGCGACCTCTATTAAGGGGGAAGCAAATAATAATGACCTTCTTCTGTTTCCCATACTATTCAACGTATTCTTTATAATTAAAAGGTTCAGACGCACGAACTATATATTTCCAGTCTGCCCATAATATGCTAAGTTCACATGCTTCACCTCCTGCCAGTTCAGGTAGTTCAGATGGAATGAGTAATTTCGAACCTTCCGAACTTGCATCTGAACTTAATTTTATAGTGAATGTCAACTTGGTTGTCAGGCTAGACGTGTTACGCAACATGATCGTTGTAGTCGAATTTTGAAGCGGATAGAAGCCGGGCGGGTTTATAATCAAATCCCTGCTTCCTCCTGTAGACAAATCCATGATTACAAATCCGCCAGTAAACGGGATAGATGTGCCAACAGGGACAGCCGTTTTAGTGAACGAGCAACTTGCCCGCGACGTTGCATCGCGCCAACCTTCCCCTGTAACGCCTCTTAAATCAATAAGGTAGTTGTAAATATTATCAGAGTTAGTCGCGCTATAAGCCACGACAAAAGATAAGTAATAATGCACAACAGTACCGTCAACTATTTTCATTATGGAAGTACATTGTGAATATCCCATCTTTTCCCCGAAATAACGACTTTGTATTTTAGAATATATAGGGGTATTGTTGATATAAGCCTGTTCTAAATCATCCATCGTTTTACCCTTAATAAAGTCGTTCCAGTCCAGTTCGGTAGAAGTCTTTACACGGCTTATCTGTAAAATGTCCCCTAGTTCAATATATTCGTAACCGCTTGCCGGATTATCCCATTTGGCTGCTCCGGCAGACCACGTGAGAACCTGACCTTCTCTGGGATTGACAGGGTACTGGAATTTGTTTGCACCGGATTCTATACCTTCCAGCTTTGCTCCTTCCGCATTCGTCATTAAACGTTTCCCTGCTTCCTTCAAAACATAACGTTCGTTGGCTTCATTCTTAGTATAGTAATCTGATAAATCGACAGAAGTAGAACCTATCAATTCAAATTTACTTGAAGTTTCATCCCAGATATACTCATTATGGACATCATTTCCCGATCCGGTTTTAGGAACTAAATAGATCGTTCCTTTTACTCCGGTATCCGGCAGTTCCGGGACCGCTTTTATATCAAATTGAACGATACCAGCTATCTGTTCATTGGTGTAAGTCTTGGCTGCAGCCAGATTATCGGCTATTTCCTTTCTAAGTGGGGTATCATCATATGCTTCAGGGGCGACATACTCGACAAACGCACCAGATGTACTTCCGTCCGATTCCGGGACAAACAAATACTTTTTACCAGCTACAAGCCCGGTGCCATCGGCAGACACATTACCCGATCCGATTCCAGGTTTACCTACCTGGCCTCTGGGAATACTAAAGTTCAGGATATACTTGGGATTTCCTTCAGGAGTTGTCCCATTCTCAACAACTTCTACAGAGGCCGGTTCTGTCGGTTCCAATGTAGTCGTCGTTCCCTGTTCAAATATTGCCGGTTGTCCGTCTTTTCCGGCAGGTAATGTAAGATTCAGGATATACTTCGGGTTACCGGATTCATCTGTACCATCAGCGATGAAACTGCCGGAAGGAGTGTCTCCGGATTTGGCATTGACTGATTTAAGAACCGGGGTTTTACCGGGACTACCTGTATCTCCTTTCGGGATAGACAAAGAAATTACGTATATTGGGTTACCGTCCGTATCGTACTCTTTGAAGCTTATTTCAGCCGAGGCCAACTGGCCCGGTTCCAGTGTCGAGACACTCCCGGCTTCGAACTTCGGAGTTTTTCCGTTTTCTCCGGTTTTACCTGCAGGTAACACAAGGTTCAATTTATACTTGGGATTACCGGATCCGTCTTCTCCATCAGCAGTCAAGGTAGCAGAGGCCTTTTCGCCATCAGAGACATTCCCTATTCCGAAGATTGCTGTTTTACCAGCCTTACCGGCCGATCCACGCGGAAGGGTCAGGTTTAGCTTGTATTTAGGCGATCCCTCCGGTGTCTGCCCGTCAGGTACGACTTCGGACGACGCTCCGGTTCCTTCCTCCCCTGTGGTCGTCGTACCGCTGTTTAACACCGGAGTTTCTCCCCGGGCTTTCTCTCCTGTGCTAACACCATTAACGACCCAGTATCCATTTTCATTAATTGAAGGGGCCGCATCATTGGCCACCTGCTTTTTGAAGTTCCCGACAGTTATATCGGCATCCGTACCACCTAAATCGGTCTTTGTTCCCAACAGATAATCATTGTCCGATAAACTGGGAAACTTTGTGAAATCTTTTATATCCTTTGTTCCTGCCATATTACTTATAATTTAATAGTGTTATCCTTGCGAAACCTTTACGGTTGTTCCATCCCTCCAAAAAGCTCCTTTGATTTTGGGATCAATCGATGATAGATTTGGAAATGTCAAAGAAGATGGTGTTATTGATACTGTATTAGAACTGTCACTCCCCAGCATATAAAGTCCTCCTGCGTGTAATTTTATATGTCGCGCTAAACCACCATCGACAGTGTGCATATACATGTTTATTTCTGGAAACGATTGTTGTCCTACTGTATTCTGAAATGAAATATTAAAAACTTCTTTATTTGATGAATTTATCATCTTTAGAGACTGATCGTCCGGATCAATAATAATCCTATTGCCATTAAGTGAACTTATGACCTTACCTCCAAAAGTACCCTTCTCAAAATAAACTTCACCATTTTCATACATTCTTGCCGGTGCATTATCCCTATTCTCATACGAGGCCCCCAACGCTATACGGGGATGAGTATCGGCATTGCCGTCAATAACCACATTCCTATTTTGACTCTGGATTGTCAGGTCAGAGAACCACCAACCTGCAATATTTGCCTCTTCGATCAATGCCAGTCCCGTCGCTATACTTTCAAATTGACCTTGAAATCTTTCCCAATATGCAGACCCGGCACTCGGATATTTATTACTAAATGAACCGGCAGACGTTTTAGCCATCCAAAAGACTTTAGTCCCTGGAGTATCTTCAGTATAAACAGCATCAACATGTTGTTCCGTCCCGGTATAGATTTTCGAAGCATCATATTTTTTTCTGAATGTCAATGAAGGACCAGCTCCTCCATCTTGACCGTCTGTTCCCGATATTCTTACAGGAGCAGACCAAGGCCCCTTTTTAAAACCACTGCTAAAAAATACAGCCTTACTCATCCAGAGCGGAAGGGTTCCAGAAGGAGGATCCCGTGCCCAACCAGAAGGAGGCAATTTATCTTCCTCAGGAGTGTCCGGTTGCGTCTCTGACCTTCTATAAACTCCATATGTGGAATAACCATCTATACCAGGATCTCCATCTTTTCCATCTTCCGCCCATTTTGCGTATATACTAGGATTAGAAAAATTACTCCACCGCCCATCTTTTTTTACCCGTTGAGACACCCATAATACTTTATACTCTGCGGTAACGCTAAGAGGGGCAGAATACCATTCCATAGGGACATGGCCATCTTCCTGGCTGTTAGTTATCGCTGGTGGCGCATAATTCTTTGAAAGGGCATAGATGTATTCGGTACTAGTACCATCTTTACCCCATCTGGACCATAGGAATACTTCGGAGAATGATCCCCAAACACCATTCGCTTTTTCACGCTTACAACTCCACTCAAACTGATTCGTTATATCTGGACCTACCGGATCGTCTGTCCAACCCTCAGGAACAAAATCCGCCACATTTTCAGAGACAGTCGGTCTGGCCGGTTTCGCGGCTTCGGTTGCGGTACGCTGAAATATCCATTCCACATCTGTACCATCCACACCATCTATTACCCGGACAATTGTAAATACCTGTTCATAGACAGCTAGTCCCTCACAATTAATCTCCAACTTTATTTCTGCCTTTTCCTCCGTTACGCTATGAACTACGACAAGGCCATCGGTTACTGTATATGTGCATCCTGTACCCACAGAGGAAACCAGATATTTACCTTCTCCAATAACAGTACTGTACCGTAATAACTCCGTACCTTTTGTTACCTGAATTTTGGTTGATATACGAAAGTTTTGTGCAACAACCTGACTCATTCCCGTCACAACATTTTTATCACCGGTAACGATATCAACCTGTTCAGTCAATCCATCTTTCGTATTATATACAGCACTATAAGTCGACAAGGTTACAGAATATGCATCCTGTCCCTTCAAATTGTTATCCAAGCCAGGAACGTTCCAAACGTTTCCTCCGAAATAAACATTGTTCAAATAGATTGACCCTTCGGCCAGGGACTCTCCATTTATGACCAGGTCGGAAAGATCACCCCATTGCGATGATATATGTTTCCCCGGATTGATCTCCCACGTGCTGACATTGCGAAGATACCGCTGATAAGTTCTTGTAGAATAAGCGGAGTTCTGCCGGTTCTTTTCTGTTGGATTTCCATATACGGCAAACTTCATTGATTTTGTAGGGTGAACCGTTGTACCGGGTTTCAGTTCATATCTGAAATGGGCATTATCGATTATTTCTGTAGGCGTAAAGTAGGCAGTCGAGAAACCAACCATTGTCTTAAATCCGGCACTGTCGGTTCCTTCCGTTGTCTCATTTCCGGTCAGGTTATGGAATATACCACGACAAAAATCATTCACATGTAATCCGGCAAGTTCACCCTTTTCAAGTTTCAGCTTCACAATCTTATTCTCCGTATCAACGGATTCGATCAAACCGAAAGCAATGGCATTCCAAAGCTCACCCGACACAACATCGATACGGTTAAACCGTAGTTCAGGTACTTCCAAGAACTCCCATAGTTGAAGGCTACGCATTTCACCTTCCCCTTTTTCATTTATTCTGGCACCGGAGCCATGAAAGCCACCAACATAATTGCCAAAGGTAGCGCCTCCTTTAAACGCAATTGGAAACTCTGTTGAATCCGGCTTGTCTTTACGAAGGAATATTCCCTCACTATCACTCTGAATATTATCCTTGATAGTTTTTAAAGCAACTCTTTTAGCATCCCCCTCCCCTGTATCCAATGGCAAATACATATCATTTGTCACCGTCCCGGTTTCGTCCAATTCACGGATCAGCTTTCCATCGGTAGACGTTGCAACTGCCAAAGACATGGCTGTATAAAGAGCAACCGTAGTAGGTGAAAATTTCAACGGTGTAGTCGGATTTACCAATATGGCGTTTCTCAAAGAGGTTTCACCCTCTCCCGTTACATCTACACCATCAATAAGAGCCAATTCTAAATCAGCTTTACCAACCTCCGTATAGTTATTTACCGATAGCAACATATAATAATTACCATCTGCATACAATGGCTTACAAAAAGACAGGTTCGGGAAAAAGGTCGGATCAAGTTTTGCCTTTCGATATGAAATTCTCGGTTTATTTGCGTAAACACCTAAATACCCCGTCCAATATCTACGGACCAGGTTGTCATATTTCAAAGGTTCAAAAGTAAATGAACGGAAAGTGACAGTTTTCATATCTGCATCAATCCATTTTCCCAAAACTTCCAGCGCAACGGTCCCATTCTCCAACAATAACCGGCACTTTGACGTTTTATTCAAAGTATATTCTGCTTTCCCTTCTTCAACCTTATAAGTATATAGAGGAATGTTTTTGTCAGTAGCAGCATAAGGAGACTGATATACCGTATTCTCCTGCTTATCGTACGTGTCTGCTGTAAACGTATATGCTCCGAACGATTTATCGACCAAATCATCTTCTGCATATTTCAGCATATTCTTTTTAGTCAATCCATAGGAATATTCCAGCTTATCATCTTTTTTATCAATAAGCATTTTTGAAATATTAATCGCTCCGGATTTATTCAGGATTACATCATCTACATTATAAAATGACAAAACACTTCCCTGCTGTTCAACCATCAAGCCAAACACCCCCATGACAGACTTTATAAAGTCCATCGTCGATATATCCGGAAGGTTCTCCCGGATAGGATAATCCAACAAGAATGCTGTCTGGGAATAATCCTTTTCGTTCTCCGGAGCAAAAGAGATCGTTAGGTCGATGCTAAAAGTTCCAAGATTTACCGATGAATCATATATTCCAAAACAAACATTTCCTTCACCAATATTCACATATTGATCTATTTCTAACCTTATACTCTGTTTTAACGGTGTTTCAAAGATATTAAAGTTTGGAACTTCGCCTTCTTTAAATTCTGATGATAACTTATACATACCAAACTTCCACCCATAAGTACCTGTAGAAGTTCCTATTATTGTTCCTTTTATATGATATCTTCCCGATAGTGGAATTTTAATAAAGCTAGTCGGTAACGTACGATATATCAAATCATACAACTTATTTGACTCTGTACTAATAGTATAATCTAAATCCGGTAAAATATCATACTTGTTTGTAGAATTATAAACAGTTGTTCTACCTTTAAGACGAAAAGCCAGGTTATCAGCAACCTCTTTACTCCCGTTAGTAGTAGGCAACATCAACCACATTTTTTCGATAACTGAACGATAGGCATTATTCATTACAAACGATTGCCCAACAATCATATCAAATAATGCAGATACTTTAACTGCTGGCCGCAAATGTTCGGGATGCTGTCTTTGCATTCCGTCTAACTTTGGAACCCACTTTACAAAATCCGTTTCTGTAACACTATAGTCCCACGGGATCAAACCTCTATCCGGAAAAATATCTTTTAAATCAATATCTTTTAGCTTGTAATCATTGAGACTTGTCAACCGTTTGTTCCCTCCGAATTTGACCAGAACTTCAATTGTTTTACTGGCAGATTTAACGACTGCAACACCATCATCAAACAGAGTGATACCATCCCTGATTACTTTTGCTGTGTGTTCTACATGTGGGTAGTCACTTTCTACATTCACCTCCGTTGAGAAACCAAACGTCTGAATGTTATGTGCTGTTTTAGGAAGCTGGATAGTATAAGAATATCCCGACAATATCGTTGACATATCAGCAGGCTTACTCACTGCACGATTCAATACGACACCCGATCCACCTTCCGGTAAATCAACCTCTACATTATCAATGAATAGTTTATCTTTCATTCGGTAACACTATTGTTATATCAAAATCCTGCAATGCGGCTTTTGTTCGTTTATACTCTTTTGCTTCAACCTCTACATTCAACCACCCATCAAGAACAGAGGCCTGTACAATAGCACTTTCCTGAATGGCCGTAAAGTCTTCAAATGTTTCCCGGTTCACCAAAGCTGTGAACAGAGTTATTTTATTAACCTGGCTGAATGATAATTTATAAGTCAATCCTCCGATACCGGCCGTTTGAATATTCTCTAATTTCCGGCTGTCCTGATGAATACAGAATTCGTATGAATCTAACTCACCGCTACGGCTAATCCAGCGTAATGTGATATGTGCCCCGTCTCCGGAGAAATTGACAACCTTATTGCTTCCATAGACAACTTCAAAGATTCCGGAAGCGAGAGATACACCGGCTTGCACCACGGACCAGGCAACATTTTTCCGTACCATCCCATTTGACAACGTATCAATAGTGAACAAGGACTTTAAAAGTCCTGATGCATCAAACACAGCAGTGTTAGCTATTGCAGACACTTTTGTCTTCACCCCTTCAATAGTGATATCATACTCCCCTGCTCCTTCCATTATGAAAAGAACTGGATCAAAAACATACTGCGTATCCGTTGGTGCATTTACTGTTGCCATATTATTTGTTCAATTTTATAGATTCAAACTCCAATCTCATCAAGAAACCGACACGATCCTTTATACGTTCAATTGTTTCCGGAACCTCCGTTGTATATACATCGGCTTCGGCGCCCGTACGGTAAAGCTGTGTTCCTTCCCTGGCTATTTTACGGGAAACCAAATAAGCAAAAGAATTGCGCTCAGACTGGCTATCGAAAGAGATACCTTTATCAATTACCCACTGCTTTATGATCTGATAAAATCCTGCCGGAACCTTACCCGACTTACGTCCAGTCTCCAACGTACCAAAAGCCATACGTCCGAACAATATCCCACGATTCTCTGAAATATCTGTATGCATGGAGCCAGAAGTACGACCAGAAGCTCTACGACCGGTACTGTCAATATTGGATATTATTCGTTTCCGAAGATCCTCCAATTCTTCAAATATTATGTTCTGTACTTCTTTCATAGATTACGTTCACATATTCCGGTTATCTCTTTCAATGTCACTTCAAAGACAATGCCTGATGTCACTGCATTGAGTTTATTATATGCAACCTGGTACTTCATCACTCCACCCAAAGGTTCAAAGTATCCCGTTTCGTTCAACTTCACTATGAATCTCATAGCTAATGATTTCATCCGATCAACAACACTGTCATTGTCCTGCCCGTTACCATTCAACTCTACTTTATCTAAGAAAGCCAGCATCCCGTTCTGGTTGTCACGGATATTTCCATTCTTAAAAGCCAGTTCCCCAGAAGCAGGAAGAACATACACGACGGCCGGAAGTGGTGTCCTGTCAATCTCCACATTAGCTAGGGTCCAATCCTCAAAAACGAACGGTACTCCTAGTGATTCTGCAACCTGTTTCAATTTATCCTGTACTGTCATTTCTGTTTACTTATTATTTGGTTTAACCTCCTTTGATACATACCGTTGTCATAGTCGATCTTCATCATTGCATATATCCGTCTCTCCGGCAAATCGAATACTGCTTCATGAGAAATAGACAAACGTTGAGCAATCCGATCGACAACGCCAAAAACACCGTGATCGATCCCATAGAACCCTGCTTTTACTTCTTCCGCCGTCGGATTATATTTGAATGTTTTTTCGTCACGGATTGTCATACGTTCCAGTTCCCGGTAAACAGACAGACCATAGTTGTAGACAGAGATAAAAGGCTTACTCATCACCTCCTTCTCATCTAGTCCTAACAATACTTTTTGAGGAATAAACAGAAGGTCATACCTTGTATTCATGGAGGATAAGTCAATACGTTGACCGTATGTCAGTTCTGGTATTTTCACCGGAATAAATACAGTCTCCAGCTGATCCCAAAAGTCAATACCTTTTAGCATCAGAATCACATCTTCAATAGTGGTCTTACTCGTTATCTTCATTACCAGTTATATGTTGAGTTACCCGTACGCGGGGCAACAAGTCTATACATTCCCATTATCAGCATATCTAAATAGTCCGGAGACCGCTTTATTATACCCTTCATTGCTTCCTTGCTGATGATATCCTTTTTCCGGGTATCCTTATCTACATTCGTTGCGATCAACAGCTGTAGTTCTTCAGCAATGTGTTCCGCCTGATCCGGTCGGCAAATGATCTGCAACTGCCGTTTGTTTATCATTTCGGCCAACTTGTATGCACATTCGGCTTTCAGGTTCGCATATTTATTATTGAATGCAGATGCACCATTCTTAAACTCTTTGATTCCGTTCAGGTAGCTCTCCAGATAACTTCCTAAGCCATCACTGTCTGCAACTGTTTGGGACCTGCCGACACCACGCGTAACCATGAGCTTTCGCAAATCCGTTTCAATCTCCCGACCTGATGATTTGTCTTTATCAATCTCGATCGACACCCGTAAACCCTCCCAGTAACCCGCGACAAAGTGATCTCGCCCTTTCATTGCCAGGTCGGCACTTATAGCCTTCCCTCCGATCAATGCACCGGTATTGGTAAAGCAATCCATCACTGCATCGTAATCAACTAGAGAGTTCGGATCACTGTCATACTCCCATTTTCCCAGATAAAGACGTTGATACGTTACTTTATCTTCTGTCTGACGAAGGGTATCAACATAGTCTTCTGTGACAAACGGGTTATCTTGTACTAATGCCGGTATGAAAGCATACGGTACTTTGAGCTTACCTGCTTTACTAGGCTGATAAAATCTCTTGTACAGCCAGTTCTTTTTGGGATTACAGGTTATCAGTATTTTCGACGGGATATTATAGACATCATTCAAGTGTCGACCTGTACGAGTTTTCAGCATCTCGAAAGCTAGACCGTTGATCTCTCCGGCTTCCTCTATCCATCCTCCGGTAAACTCTTTCGATCCTAACCGTTCATACATCGGGTCTTTATATGGATAATAAGTCAAATCCAGATAAACGATCTCCGAACCATTGTCGAACTTGATTCCGTCGTTTGTGACACGGTAACCGGTAAACCCGTGATATTGTGCAACCTTACCAAACGTCACCGATACTGAAGCCTGTGAGTCCTTTAAATTGTTACGACCAACAAACCAGCGTGTACCAGGCAAATGAAAGGCACATTGCATCAACCATTCACACCCTAACCAAGATTTTCCACCACCTCCCGCACCGCCGTACAGGATGAATTTATGTTCACTATCCGCTAGATAGTTGTAGGCAAGCCGCTGTTTTAAATTTACCTTCATTCATCAGCTTGCTTTATTAGCTGTTCTACGTTCGGTGTTACCGGCAGAAAGTTAAACCCAGTAAACTGTATCTTATTACTGCCTGTTGTCACATCTACTTTATCAACCTCTCCCAACATACGAGATATGATGTTTGCATTGAAAGCACCCACAATAGCACCCTCACGTTGTTGAACCTCTATGATTTGTTTTATCTGGGAAATGACCGTAGAAAAATCTTCATGCTTACTAGTATCAAACTGTCTAAAATATGCCTCACTACACCCCAAGAAACAGCACAACCCCGTCATGGTATAAGGACGTTGTGTCGGCACATCAATACATTTACCTGTCTTCTTTCCACTTTTGATAGCTTCCTTTTTATACCAGGGGTTTTCATCACACCAATCAAAATACTCATATGCTGCAGACCATAAGAGCTCAGGAGAAGAGAAAAGAGTATCTCTTCCATGTTTACTCCTCAATTTCCAAAACTGATTATTCTTCGATGCTGCCATATCTAATATTCTTATAAAGACAAATATAAGAATAATTTATCATATTGTATATTTAATA